CGGCAACCCGGGCGGAAGCCTCAAGCGCCGCATGACCGACGAAGAGCTGGAAGAGTTCGGCCGGCAGTGGCGATCCCACGAAGACGTCTGTACGGAGTCGGTAAGCTACGTCGACAAGGCGCGGGGTCGTGCCGAAGGGCGTTGACCGCCGCCTGACGCGAGCGGCCCGCCAAGCCAGCAACTACGCGATCCGCCCGGCCCGAAGAGGCTTTCACCTCTGGCGCTTCAAGGACTGGAGCCGAAAGAACCGAGGCTGGCGCGTCCTGGCCACCTATCAGACGAGAGAGCAGGCGGAGCAGGATCTACTCCACCGCCTGGACCTTGAGCCCACCAAGCCAGAGCCCAAGCTCATCATGGCGACCATCTCATACGTCGACACCATCGATGGCTATTGGGGGTGGCAATGACCTACGACGGCAAGACGGTGACCGAACTCACCCAGGACGAACTCGAAGCCGCCGCCGTCTACTGCGCCCGCATGAAGCAATGGGCTGCAATGGTCTTCGAACAGAACAACGCCGGCCTTCAAGAACTCTCCGAAGAGTACGAGCGCAGGCTAGGCGTCTCGCTTCTCCGGGACGTCCCGAACGACACCACCATCAACTGAACCGAACCCGCCTAGACAAACGCGGAGGAGGAACGCATGGGGCGCCCAAGCAAGCGCACCGAGGCTGTAGAGACAGAACTCTTCGAGCGCCTGGCCAAGGGCGAACCGCTCGCTCGCATCTGTGACGATGATCACATGCCGGACTTCTCCACGGTCTGGCGCTGGGAAGAGTCGGACGAGAACTTTCGCAAGCTTTCCGCGCGGGCGAGAGCGCTCGGCACCCACTGGATTGCTGATGACTGCCTGCGCATCGCGGACAACCCGACGCTTGAGCCGGCGGACAAGCGCGTAAGGATCGACACGCGGCTTCGCCTGATCGGCAAGTGGAACGCGAAGGCCTACGGCGACAAGATGGCGCTGACCGGCGGTGAAGACGGCGACAGGCCGCTCACGGTCGTGATCAGGAAACCTGAGTGACGGAGCTGCTGCTCCCGTACCAGTGGGAGCCGCGCCACTATCAGGACCCCCTCTGGCGCTACATGCACGCGGGCGGTAAGCGAGCGATAGCCATCTGGCCCCGCCGCCACGGCAAGGACGACCTGGCGCTGCATTACACGGCTTGTGCGGCTCACGAGCGGGTAGGGGTCTATTGGCATCTGCTGCCGCAGCAGAACCAAGCGCGCAAGGCCATCTGGGATGCGGTCAACCCGCACACCGGCCGGCGCAGGATTGACGACGCGTTTCCCCGCGAACTGCGGGAGACGACGCGCGAGCAGGACATGATGATCCGGTTCAAGACCGGGTCCACGTGGCAGGTTATCGGGTCGGACAATTACGACGCCCTGGTCGGCACGCCGCCGATCGGCGTGGTGTTCTCGGAGTGGGCGCTCAGCAACCCGCAGGCGTGGTCGCTCATTCGTCCGATCCTGCTGGAGAACGGCGGCTGGGCGATCTTCATCACCACCCCGCGCGGCCGAAACCACGCGTATCGCATGTTCCAGATGGCGGAGGAGTCTTCGGACTGGTTCGCCGAGCGCCTGACCTCCGAAACGACGGGGGTCTTTACGCCTGAAGCCCTTGCTGGCGAGAAGGCTGAACTGATCGCAGAGCGCGGCGAAGCCGATGGCGAGGCGATCTTCGAGCAGGAGTACATGACCTCGTGGTCGGCGGCTCTACCTGGCGCCTACTACGCGAGGATCGTGGACCAGCTTGAGCGTGATGGCGCAATCACGCGGGCGCCGCACAATCCGGCGCGGCAGGTGCATACGGCCTGGGACCTCGGGGCCGCAGACACCTTCGTCATCTGGTTCATGCAGCGGACGCCTGGGGGTTGGGCGGCCATCGACTACATCGCCAACACGTCGCAGGGCGTGGATTGGTACGTGCGGGAGATCCAGAAGCGGCCGTACAGCTACGGTGAGCATCTCCTGCCGCACGACGCGGAGAACAAGAACGTCGCTCTCCCCGAGGCGGCGAGCGTAGCAGACACGGTGAGGGGCTTGGGCCTGCGCAACGTGCGCGTGGTGCCGCGGACGCTGAGCGTCGCGAACGACATCAACGAGGTCCGCAAGGTTCTGCCGGTCTGCGTGTTCGACGCGGAGAAGTGTGCGCATGGCATCGACGCGCTGCGCAGCTATCGCCGGGTCTGGGACGAGAACCTAAAGGCCTACAAGGACCACCCGCTGCACGATTGGGCGAGCCATCCGGCCGACGCCTTCCGCACGTTCGCGGTCGGCAAGCCCCAAGAGCGCGATGAAGGCCCTTACGAAGAGGAGTGGCGGGATGAGTCAGGCCGCAACGCCACGACAGGATACTGACGGCGGAACGCTGATCTGATGTCGGAAGCCTACGCCCCCGACCCGGAACTAGAGGAAGCCGAAGCGCCCGCCCAGCAGGCGAACGCGGACTTCATCCTCAGCGCCCCGAAGTCGCCCAACCTCGCCTTCGACATCGACGAGACGATCCTCGCCCGCATGGGCGCCAAGGTCTGCGAGGAGTTCGAAGTTGATGAGGCCTCACGCAAAGAGGCCGGCTACGACGAGAAGCTGAAGCAGGCCATCGAGCTTGCGACGCTCGCCAAGACCGCCAAGGCCTATCCGTGGGATGGGGCCTCGAACGTCAAGTACCCGCTCATCATCCAGGCGGCGATCCAGTTCAACGCCCGGTCCTACGCGGCGATCATCGACGGCCCGGAAGTGGTCAAGGCCTCGATCAAAGGCCAGCCGACCGACGCTAAGGCCGCCCGCGCGGATCGCGTCGCCAAGCACATGTCGTGGCAACTCCTTGAGGAAGAGGAGGAGTGGCAGGAGGACACCGACGCGCTGCTGCTGCGGCTGGCCATCGTCGGCACGCTGTTCCGCAAGCGCTACTTCGATCCGGTGCTCGGGCGGAACTGCTCCCACGTCCTCGGCCCGGAAGAGTTCGTGGTCAACTACAAGGCCAAGCGTGACCTGAGCATCGTCCCGCGGATGACGCAGGTTCTGACGTTCTACCCGCACGAGATCATCGAGAAGCGCCGCGCTCGTCTGTGGCTGGACGTGGAGTTGGGGGAGGCCGAGGACGCCGCCAACGACGATCAGGCGCCGCACACGTTCCTTGAGCAGCACCGGCTGTGGGACCTGGACGAGGACGGCTATCCCGAGCCGTACATCATCACGGTCCACAAGGAGACGCAGAAGGTCGTTCGCGTCGTCGCCCGCTGGTACGAAGAGAACGTCAAGACCAACGACAAGGGCGAGATCGTCTCGATCAAGCCCTACGAGTGCTTTACCCGGTACGGCTTCATTCCTGCGCCTGACGGGGGCTTCTACTACCTCGGTTTCGGCACGCTCCTGGGCGCGCACTCCGACACGATCAACACCATCCTCAACCAACTGCTGGACGCGGCCACGCTTTCCAACCTGCAAAGCGGTTTCATCGGCGAAGGCGTGTCGATCAAGTCCGGCAACCTGCGCTTCAAGCCGGGGGAATGGAAGAAGGCCGGCGGCACGGGCGGCAACCTCTCGCAGAACATCGTGCCGCTCCCGACCAAGGAGCCGAGCCCTGTTCTCCGGGATCTGCTGATGTTCCTGGTGGACTCGGCCAAGGAGCTGACCTCCACCCAGGACATCCTCACCGGCGACGCGGGCAAGGGCACGATGCCGGTCGGCACGGTCCAAGCGCTGGTCGAGCAGGGGCTAAAGACCTTCACCGCCATTGTGCAGCGGGTTCACCAGTCGCTGAAGCGCGAACTGCGGGTGCTCTACCAACTGAACGCCCACTACCTTGAGCCGCAAGTGTACTTCACCTTCCAGGACCAGCCCATGCAGGTGATCCGGGAGGATTACACCGAAGGCGACCTGGACATCGTGCCGGTGTCCGACCCGAACATGGCGACGGACCTTCAGCGCATGAGTCAGGCGCAGTTTGCGCTGGAGGTCGCCGGCGGGGCAGGGGGCAACATCCAGGCGGCCGGCAAGCACGCGCTGAGGGCGGCCAAGGTGCCGTATGTGGACGAGATCTTCCCCGAACAGGAAGGCCCGCCGCCGCCCGATCCGAAGCTTCTGGTCGAGCA